GGATTGCTGACCACGTAGGTTCCGACTCCGTTGATAGCGCTGATTGAGGTAATCGAGGTCACAACAGTCGGAGGATTCGTGGCGGTCACGGCAGAGATGTTGACTCCGGTAAGCACATCCCCGACCAAGAGTGCGGCTCCGGCTGCTCCGCCCGTGATGGTCAGAACCCCGGTGGTGGCGATGGAGCCGGTGAATGATTTCGCGGTACTGGTAATCGGCCCGGAAGCTGAAGACCCAGTTCCGTGAAGGTAAAGCAAAGCGTCTGTTACTGGCATAGTCTCATCTCCCTTAACTCAGTACCGTTTCGGTGGAAAGAATCTTCTCCGCCGTGTAAATCGGGATGTTCTGGAATTTGGTAACGGACCTGCCGAACACGTCCGTCTCGCCAGAAGTGAAATTGGTATAGGCGTTAATCTTCTGGACGGTCGCCCGTTGGTCAATCTGCGTTTTCAGGTCGCGGTTGACGAAAATAGCCGTTGTCCCACTCTCGCCGAATCTCGGCAGCCGGTTCTTGGCAGCGATGAAAATGTTCTCATCGAAATTGTTGGCAGAGAGCATCGTGGGATTGATGTTGCAGATGCGCTGCACACAACGCTCGTCGCCAATCTGGATGCCGAGATACCAGCGGAGCATGGTGCGAAGAACCTGATACAGATAATTGCTACCCACCGACCCTGTAGCAGCCGCCAATTCCTTGGTGAATTCTCCCAAGTCCCGGACACTGAGTCCTGCGGGAGTGTTCGGCGGGTAAATTCCGTAGAACGATTCAGGGCTGAATTCGATCATCCAAGCGCTCGTGACGTTTCCCGACGTTGCTCCGCCATTCCAAACATTCGGCACCCAGGAGGTGTCGCCGTTGGGATAGGACTCAAGGTTGTTGAAGCGTGTGGCGAGCCCATTGAAGGCTCCGGGGTTTTGGGTGAGGTTGCCGTAAATCACCGTGGACTCAATCAGTTGAAACAGGCCCTCGATGTGGTTCATGTCCTGGTCGGAGCGCCAGACATTCGGCTGGTTCTGGATTTCCCACAAATCCTTGTCCACTTCGGAGTAGTCCTCGAACAAGGCGATGGGGTCCGAGAGCGGGACGTTCTTCGAGGCCGTAGCCTTGATGCCCTCATTCCACCTGCGCGTGCTGGCCACAGGCAGTGAGTCCGTGCGCGTGGCGATATTCGAGAGAATGTTATTGCTGGGCACCATCGGCAGCATCTTGATGAACGGAGTCATCCGATCCAAGATGCGGGCGGGGATCACGAACTGCGCCCTTGCGTCCGTAGACGAGTAGTTGTTGATGATGTCGTAAAACGTGGAATAGCCCAACTGTGAAATGTCGGCCATGGCGATTCTCCTTAACCCTTATTGGGCGGAGCAGGGCTTTTGTCGTAGGTGATGAAGGTTCTTTCCCTCCCAGTCACACGACTTGCCGCTGATTGCGGCGAGCGGTCCTCTCCGGTCAGGGAAGCGAAACTCAAGATCATGCGAATTATTCCAAAACGGCTTGACCCGTTTTCATTCGCAAAATCTGTGTCGAAATCCGCTTGCCCATGTTTTTTGTACAATCGTTTCGCCAGTTCTACGTTGGCATCGAACTTGTCGCCCAATTCGGTTCGGAGTTTCGATTCAGCCGCAGCAACTTCGTTCTTCCGGCCTTCGTTATAGGAATCGACCATTTTCTGAAGTTGCCCATTCCACATGCCGCTTAACTGCTTGGCTTGGACTTTCGTCAAGCCCAGGGAATGAAATTGCTGTTTCCAAAAACCCGTCCACTCAGGAGCATTCTTGTCCTCGCCGTCGAACTCGTAGTCCGCAGCTTTTTCCGGCCTACCCAATGCGTTGTAGTAGATTCCCTTTTCCTCGTCGGTCGCGTTATCCGGCAGTCTGGGTATGAAGTCTTTCAGCTTGGTCTCGGCATCACTCAACTTCGTTGCCGTCTCAAGGTGGGCTTTAGCAAAATCCCCCACGGTCTTGAACGACTTGAAAGTTTCATTTTGCTTGAGGTCGTCTGGAAGACCCGCACGCCATCCCAAGGATTCCGGTGTTGACTCGGGGTTCGGATTAGGGGCCGGTTCAGGCATTACTTGTCTTTCTCCTTCTGAATACTGCTACTCGTTCAAAACAAAAGTCAAGAGAATTATCGTGCCGGAGGTTTCGGGGAATTCGCGTAGTGGCAGAGCATGTCCGCCGGTGGGATGGCTGGCTTTTTCTTTTTACGCGAGTCTACCCAAGAGCGAAAGTGTTTCGCTCGCTTCGTCATCAGGTCTTCATCTTCATCGTGAGTGGCAGGAGAAGCTGTGCCACCACCCTTGCTGCCCTTGCTTGAGTTGCCAGCCGCCATTATCCGTGACCCCTTATGATCGGGGGTATGCCGTGGGAAATCTTCGGAGGCATTTGCCCGATTTGAGTTAGGCTGAATACATGCCCGCAGTCTGAACACCAGATGTTCGTGATCACCGCACCATTACCGATGATCTGGTTGCTGTAGTTGAACCGCAAAGGCGTGGTGCCGCACTCTGGGCATTTCGGGTCTTTCGTCTCGCCCGCCATTTCAATCCCCCTACGTCAGCGCCGCCGCAAGTGCGATCCCGAGATTCGAGTAGGTGTGGACAACGACGCCAGCCGTGCTTTCCGTGATGGTGGCCGTGTTGCTCGTATTCCGGGACACTTCGACAACGACACTCTCGGTTGTGCTTGTGTTGACCACCACCAGAATCTTCCCTGGTATGCAGGCCGGATACACGATGGTCAATGTTCCCCCGGTTGGTGCGGCCTCAATCACAGTAGCGCCGGTTTGGTCAGGCGTGAGAGTCACCGTCGCTGGCCCTGCCACCGCGCCCAGATTGACGTCCTTCTGGACCGCGTAGGTTGCTTTCATCACTTCCATAGGTTTGCGGATTCCGTCAGGCCCGCCTTCCCGGATGTTATCGTAATATGGACCGCTCGGCATGATTCACCCCTTCATTCCCAATTGCAAATACATCGGATCGAGCACTCCCGCCATGCGGATAATCGTAAGACCCACATTATACTCCGCCGCTTGCACGGGGTCTTTCGGGTCGAGTGTTTCACCAAAATGGCACAATGTCAAGATGTCTCCCAAAACCAAGCGACCCTCTTCCGTCCCGAAAACATTCTTGTAGCGTTGCAGCATTTCCCGAACGTGCTCTTTCTCGCGTTTGATTTCGGGATCATCGGGGTCCAGTGGGTGCATTTCCCTCTCCTAATCAACACTCTCCGTGGTGGCCGCGCCACCGCTCATTAGCTGCTTTAGCGCGCTGCCGGATTCCGGGGCTTTGCTCAGGGACGCCGCTGCCTTGGCCATCTTGGGAACGATTTCAGCTTGGCGCTCCTGCTCTTGCATCTGCGTGCGGTGCTGGCGAATGAGTTGAATCATGCGCGGGTCACGCAGGCATTCGACAGGGTATCCCAGTTTGTCGAGAACCATCATGGCTTCTTTGTCCGCGTCAATCACATCTATGACAGTGGGGTTCAACTGCGCGAGTTGGGTGATGATCGTATGGCACGTCTGAATTGTGCGAACGGTGTTAAGCCGCGTTTGAGCCTGCGCCAGAGGGCCAAGATACTCAACTTCCACGGGGCCATGCTGCGTTTCGAGCAGGATGTCAGGGGGTTGGGGAATGCGGCCGGCCTCAGCCTCTATCGAATAAATCCGGTAAATGAGAGGGTCAAAAGCCTCAGACTGCAAATTCCCGACTCGTGTTCCCAGGATAGCGGCCTTCTCGCCTTGCAGTTCCATGACTTGCTCGACCACCATTCGCTCGCTGTGCCCCGCGTTCGCAAGCTGGCTCATCATCATAAAAACGTCAGTGTGAAAGTGCTGGTTGACAACTTGGCGAACCTGGTTCTGGTAATCGACGGTAAAGGGCAGGTTTTGCACGCCCGTATAGAGGGGCTGAGGCATTCGGGCGCGGAGGTCTCCACGGTTGGACTCCAAGTAGGTGATGCCGTTTGGCCCTCGCTGAATTGCGCCTCGCTGGTCAGAGTACGCAACCAAGGGCGGCTCGGCCGCGCGATGCGCTGTGACCAGATTAGTACGCCCCATTTGATTCAGTTGAGCAATCGAAACAAACGCATCGTGCGCCGGTCCACGGCCATACACCTCGTCGCAGTTGACACGCCAGCGCCAAGTGATGATCGGCATGGAATCGTAGCCGCCCTCTTTGGCTATGGTGTTTTTGGAATCGGACAATTGCGGGCTTGTCGCCCCGGTTCCCGGAACGATGATTTTACCGCCTCGGCAGTAAACCCACTCCGATACCCACGGCTTCCCTTTGGCGTCGGCGCGCCACGGCTCATAATCCTC